TAGAAGAATGGGAATTAGTAGATATAGTAAACCAGGAAAAAGTTGCTAATGCTGGTTCATTAAGTACAATAAAAGTAATACCTTTTAATCAAAAAGGTGATTGGGAATTAGTAGCCAAATATAATATTGGCAAAAAGAAATAGGGGCTGGGGAAGACCACCTTGGCCGGCCTGCGAGCGTCTTCTCGGTCCCGACTTAAATTATGAAAATATATGATGATCACATACCAGAAGCAATAAGACTGGAATTAATTAAAAGTTCAGAATATCATAGCTTACCTAGAGCTACATACAAATTTTGGAACTTTAAAGACTTTGATTCTCCAATTGATCCAATACAAACAGCACTACATCATATATGGAAAGACAATGTAGATCCAAAACATTTTCCAAATGGTGGAATAGAATATTGGATTAACTTAGATAAAGTAGTTGATGGTAAACATAAACAGGCTCCAGCTATGTGGCATCCAGATGTTTATGAACCTGATACTAAAACAAGAGACAATTGGGATTCAGGAATAATAGGATCTGTATATTATCCTTATGTAAACTGTGTTGGAGGATTCTTTGAGATATGTGATAACAATACAAAACTATCTCATAAAGAATATGTAAGTTATATTTGCACATTAGATGAATCAACTCAAGTAGAAAGAATAAAAGCAAAAACCAATAGAGCAATATTCTTTGAACCATATAGAATTCATAGAGCATCAAGAACACATGAAGGATTTAGAGAATGTCTTGCAAGTACAGTTTGGGAAAAAAAACCGAAAATAATTTAAAATAAGTGTTGACTTCAAATCATACATTTAGTATAATAGTTGGCATATTGAGGGAAAACTCCCCCTAGCCAAGAGATAGCAGAGTAATTAACTGCCAGGGTAGGAAGGAAAGTAGAGCTACGCAGGTCCTTATCAAACCAGACGCTCTCCATTGTAGGAAGCAATGTTACCCTTGCCGCAGCTTGAGGATGGCGGTCATTGGAAAATGAGGAAACTGTAGGGAACAACGAGGCAATATAGACTGAGCTAGTGACGAGTGTGAAGAAACGCTAGACACTGGAGAGGGAGAGAAACCCCGCAGTCGGAAAGGGATAGGCTCAACTTATTTTGCAGATAAACAGAGCGACACAGGACGGCAGTCCAGGATCCATTCTCTTAGGCAAGAGATAGTAGGAGCACTTTCAAGGCCTACCTTAAGCCCTGAGATTAACGAGTACGATATGAGTCCGCGCACAAAGCAGTCGAGAAAAGCCACCTTCGGGTGGTTTTTTTTGTTTTTCTGTTGACTTTTAATAGTTTAACATCATATAATATATAAATACTATTGAGTGCTCATAAGAGGCTCAAAATTAATCTTCGCTTAGAAAAGGAGGAATTATGACAATCTACGAAGAACCATTCGGTCGACTAAGACCATTCGGAGTTGGGTTTGATGAAATGTTCAAAAGACTCGACAAAATCCATAACCAACCTCAAGGCAATTACCCGCCTTACAATATTGTAAAACTTGATGAGGATTCATTTGTTATTGAAATAGCAGCTGCTGGATTCGGCAAGAAAGACTTTACTATTGATTTAAAAGATAGTTCACTAAGAGTCAAAGCTGAAAAAGACAGTGAAGTTGAAAAAGAATTCGTACATCAAGGTATTGCTGCAAGATCATTTGAAAGAGTATTTGCTTTAGCAGAACACGTTAAAGTGAAAGACGCTACATATGCTGATGGGATCTTGGCAATCAAATTGATTAGGGAAATTCCTGAGGAGGAAAAACCTATTGAAATTAAAGTCAAGTAGTTGACATTTAATCATTAGTCGTTTAGAATGGGCCACAATAGTGGCCCGTTTTTTGTAATATAAATATACTAAACGAACACAGGAGACATTATGTTTTTTAGAAAAGATAAAGATATTGACATAGATCAATTGAAAGAAACACTTAAGATAGATGAAGGAGTTGTGTATGAAATATACAATGATCATCTTGGATACCCTACATTCGGTATAGGACATTTAGTATTAGAATCAGATCCAGAACATGGAGCAGCAGTCGGTACACCAGTTTCAGAAGATAGAGTTGATGAATGTTTTGAAAAAGATGTTGAATCTGTCATATCAGATTGCAAAAAACTACATGAAGGATGGGAAGATTATCCTCAAGAAGTAAAACAAATAGTAGCAAACATGATGTTTAACATGGGTCTTACAAGATTATCAAAATTTAAGAAACATAACGCTGCATTAGTAGCTGGTGATTGGAACACAGCTGCTGTAGAAGGAAGAGATAGCCGTTGGTATAGTCAAGTAACCAATCGAGCTGAACGATTAATGACTAGGTTAGAAAATGTCTAATATTTTATTATCAGCATTAGCAAAGAAGTTAATAGGCGATATTGCTATTGCTAAAGCAAACATACAAGTTTATCAAAACCAATCAGTTGGTATAGGAGAACATCCAGAAATAGTACAAGCTATAGAATTAGAAGTTGCTAAGATGGCAGAAGCTCAAGATAAACTTGATACTGTAAATGTTTTATTAAACGAAAAAGAATTTATACAAGAATAATATGTTAAAGTGGCTTAACGGTGACGTTAGCGACAAAGGTAAGATCGGAATAACATTTGGTTGTATGGATTTGTTACATGCAGGTCATGTAGCAATGTTAGCAGAAGCCAAACAAAACTGTGATTATCTTATTGTCGGATTACAAAATGATCCCTCAGTTGATAGACCTGAGAAAAACAAGCCGATTCAATCTATCTTTGAAAGACAACTTCAAATCACTGCATGTCGATTTGTAGATGAAGTTGTTGTTTACAATACTGAAGATGATGTCTTAGATATTCTTAAGACATTACCTATTGATGTTCGTGTCATAGGATCTGATTATATAGAAAAAGATTTCACTGGTAAGGAATATTGTGTTGACAACAATATCGAAATCGTGTATAATAGCAGAGATCATTCATTCAGTACGAGTGGACTAAGAGATAGAGTGAAAAACGCATGAGATTTTATACAAACGTAACACAATACAACAATGTAATCCTAGAAAGATACATTGAAGATGGCGTGCAAAAGCAACGTGAAGTTCCTTACATGCCTACTCTCTATACTCATTCAGTTAAACAATCACATCTAAAAACAATCAAAGGTGAAGTAGTTGAACCTAAGATGTTCAATAGTATCAAAGAAGCTAGAAACTATATTCAAGAGTATGGAAAGTTATCTAATAAACCAATCTATGGTATGCAACAATTTGCATATGCTTTTATCAATGAAGAATATCCAGAAAGAGAGTTTGATGTAAATGAACTTACAGTATTCAACTTTGATATTGAGACTAAGTCTGATGAAGGTTTTCCAAACATAGGTGAAGCAGATAAAGAGATTCTCTCTATTGCTGTAAGATGTAAAGGACAATCTACAATATTTGGTCTTGGAGACTATCAACCAAGTGGCAACGATAGATATATCAAATGTGCATCTGAAACTGATCTATTGATAAAGTTTGTTGATCTATGGGTCAAATACAATCCAGAAATTGTTACTGGTTGGAATATTGAGTTGTTTGATATTCCTTATACACTGAATAGGATCCGAAAAAGAGTTTCACAAGAACAAGTAAACAGATTATCACCTTGGGGAATAGTAAAAGAAAGAACTATTCCTACTGCACAGAACCAAGCACTTGGAAGAGATGCACCACCTAATGCTAAAGAGATTGTTGGTGTAACTATATTTGACTATATGAACTTATACAAAAAGTTTACATATTCACAGAAAGAAAGTTATGCATTAGATTTTATTGGTCAAGAAGAACTTGGTGAAAAGAAACTCGACTATTCAGAATATGGAACACTGAACGAACTATACAAACAAGACTATCAAAAGTTCTTAGACTATAACATTAAGGATGTTGTTCTTGTTGAACGGTTAGATGATAAGATGAAACTAATCGAACAAGCATGTACGATTGCATACGATGCTGGTGTAAACTTAGTTGACTCTCTTACATCTGTGCGTATGTGGGATGTTATCATTCATAACTATCTAATGAAAAAGAACTTAGTTGTTCCACCAAAAGTTATTGAAGACAAAGCATTTCAAGTAGAAGGTGCTTATGTAAAAGATCCTCAAGTTGGAATGCATAAGTGGGTAGTATCATTTGACTTAAACAGTCTATATCCTCATTTGATTATGCAATACAATATTTCACCAGAAACTTATGTAAGAGATATTGGACAAAGACCAACTGCAGACGAGATTATTGCTGGACTATATAACAATCAAAATATAAAAGACTTCATGGAAAAACATAATGTAACTGTATGTGGATCTGGAGCAATGTATACAAAAGACTTCCAAGGTTTCCTACCTAAGTTGATGGAAACTATGTACAACGATCGTGTGAAATGGAAGACACGAATGATTAAAGCTCAAAAGAAATATCAAAAGAACAAGACAAAGGAACTTGAATATGAAATCGCTAAATGTAATAATATGCAAATGGCTAAAAAGATTCAACTTAATTCGGCTTATGGTGCTCTTGGTAACCAATACTTTAGGTTTTTTGATACTAAGTATGCTGAGTCTATTACTCTATCTGGCCAGCTTTCGATTAAGTGGATGGAAGTTAAGATCAACGAATTCCTTAACAAGAAACTTAATACTGAAGGAAAGGACTACGTCGTTGCAGTCGATACAGATTCTTTGTATGTTGTTCTCGACGAACTTGTCAATCAATCTGGTATTGATCAAACTGAAAATGTTAAGGTAGTAGATTTCTTAGATAAAGTAGCAAGTGATATACTTGAACCATTTATTGATAAGTCATATCAACAACTTGCTAAGTATGTTGGAGCATATGAACAAAAGATGGTAATGAAAAGAGAAGCTATTGCTGACCAAGGAATATGGACAGGAAAGAAACATTACATCTTAAATGTATATGATAACGAAGGTGTAAGATACGAAGAACCTAAACTTAAAATGATGGGTATTGAATCTGTAAGATCAAGTACACCTAAAGTTTGCAGAGATGCAATCAAAGAAGCTCTTGAAGTTCTATTCAAAGAAGGTGAAAAACCTTTGAGAAACTATGTAGATAACTTTGAGAATAAATTTAGAGAAATGCCATTTGAGGATGTTGCATTTCCTAGAGGATGTAGATATCTAAGTAAATGGACATCTGCGTCAGATATATATAAAAAGGGGACACCAATTCATGTAAGAGCGTCTCTTCTATACAACCAGATGTTGGAAGAAAAGAAACTTACACGAAAGTACCAGCCTATATTTGAAGGAGACAAAATTAAATTTTGTTATATGAGACTTCCTAACCCTACTCGAGAGAATGTTTTTGCAGTCCCAACCATTCTTCCTACTGAGTTTGGATTAGAAAATTATATAGACTATGAAAAGCAATTTGAGAAATCTTTCAAAGAACCGCTAAACAATATATGTGAAAGTATTGGCTGGAGACTAGAAAAACAAGCGGATTTGTTAGATTTCTTCACATAAATAGGAGAACATATGTTAAAAATGATACATAAATTTATGAAAAGTTCTCGAATACAGAATGTATGGAGACTTTTCCATTTAGATAGGTAAAAACATGGCAACAAAAAACATTACAGACCTTAGTAATTTTGATTTTGGTTTTAGTGTTGTTGACGAGAACGAACTCGCAGCAGTAACAG